AACCTCCCACCATCGCAGGTCGGATAGGAGGCGCGGCGATCATGGGCACGCTGGGCGCAGCCATTGGCTTCCCTATTGGCGGTCCGGTTGGCGCAGCGCTTGGCGGCGCGCTGCTTGGCTACCTGGGATCAAAAGGCTTGGGCTATCTCGTCCACCTGACCCCCGCTGCAAGGTCTACCGAAGTCTTGAATAACGGCGCCTTGATATTGCAGGAAGTTCTATATAACTGGGCGCGCACCCCGGACGAAGCGATCAAGTTCATCCAGGGCATGCGCGATACGCCTATCGATATGGCGAAGCAGCTCTCCATGCAGGCGCTGGAAGCCCCCGATGCAGCCGCCTTGCCGATGGCTTTGAAGGACTTTGATGCAGGCGACAACATGCTGGCGGCCTGGCACGCCACGGATAACCAGCGGGCGTTACTACGCGCCATCGCCGAGAGCACCGGGCAGACGCAGGAGCAAATCCTCAAAGCGTTGGGCGATAGCAAGAGCGCCGAGGCTACCCTGCGCCAGTTCGTGGACATTGCCAGGACCAGGACAGACGATGCCGCCAAAGAGATCGCCCGCGCTTACGACGCCAAGGAATTGACCGCTGCCAAGGTGCAGGAACTGACCAAGAGCTTTATCGCTGACAAGCTGCCTCACACCGAGGACTTATTCAGGGCGGAGCTCTTCGACGCGCTGGGTAGCCACATGAGCAAGTGGGCGGCGAACTGGTTCGGGGTGAAGCCAGAGAGCGCCTTCATCCGCCTGGGTGGGGCAGTCAAGGCGGCGCAGAACCTGGTCTTATTGGGATTGAATCCCACGTATTTTTTGAACAATGCGCTGACCAACACGAGCACGATGGCCGCTGAAGGGATATTGGGCTTCCACGGGGCGCGCTACATAAATGATTATTGGGGGCGGATAGGCTACACGCCTCGCCGGACGTGGGCTGGCTTGGGTCCAACCGCATCCGGGCAAGAGATCCCCTTCGACGCCATCCGCGAGGCGATGACACAGAAGGATTGGATCGACACGCTGACCCGCAAAGCTACCCGCCTGAGTGAGAAGCTGTCTCTGGTATCCAAGGGCGCGTCCAGGTTCGAGAGCTGGTCATCTGCCAACGCCATGACAGTGGCCCACCAGCAGATCATGGGCAGACTAAAACGCATTGGCGTGGGCATCAACCCTATGCCGCCCGAGCTGGCGCAGGCACTTGGCCCTGACTTGACCCGCCTGGTCTACGCCGAGATCGAGAAAGGGTTGAGCCAACGGGAAGTGGAGCAAGCCCTGCTCTCGGGCAGCCAGGTGCTCCCGATGGAAGCGCACTACGACGACGCAGCCAGAGCGGCCAGCATCGACCCGGATATCTTCAGGCAAGACCTGGGGGCATTGGAGAACGAAGCCCTGGACACGCTGCGCACGCGCTTGGCGGGCAACCCGGACAATGCACAGATCAGGGCGGCCTTCGACGACTATTACCGCACCATGCAAGGCAAGTTCGATGAGATCAGCCGGCGCGAGCTGATCGACACAGCCCAGGCTGCCGCCGCCAAGACCGGAGGCGAGGGCGTGCAGGGCGCGCTCGAACTCTACGATGACATCGAGCTGGACGAGGCCACGCGCTGGGTGGACAACTTCCGCGATTGGGAGCGGGTGTTCGCAGAGACGGCAGACATGGAGCCAGCCCAACGAGGGGCAGTCATCCGCCAGCAGAGGGAGATCGAGACCGGGGAATGGGATCGCTTCTGGTCTCATAAGGAAGCCAGCTACCTGGGCATCTCAGATGCCTTGGGATTGGATAACGCTATCTCCCGCCAGTTCACGGGGAGGCTGGCATCCAATATGGACAACTGGAAGAACTTCCATCGTGAGAGGTGGGAAAAGCTGGACCGCTTCTTCAACTCTATTTATGACACCCGAGATGCCCGTCAGGCGTCGTGGGATACGCTTCAGGTAGAACTCGACCAGCTCTACGCCGACCACGCTGCCATCGAAGCCAGGCTATCGGGCGAGATGGATAACCTGTTCGTCCAACTTGTGGAAACCCAATTCCCCAACGCAGGCGGAGCAGCCAGGGCGTGGCGAACGGGCGTGCGCGATATCCGCGACCAGATGGTGCTGGACATGCGCGCTCACCGGGCTGAGATGCAGGGCTTGCCCTTGGAAGAGCAGCGCGCCAGGTGGACGCAGTTCCTGAACGAGAACTACAAGCCCGCGATCGTCGAGCGCTACCGCCAGAACGTGGAGGGGGCCAGGCTCGTCTATGACGTAGCCACAGGGCGTTCACCTATCCCTGGCGAGCCAGGGATAGGCAAGCCGCCCGAGCCGCCAGGCGAGCCTCCTCCTGAAGTACCGACTGAGCCTGCGCCATTGCCGCCTACTCCACCCGCTGCGCCTCCCGTTGCACCAGCGATCAGACCAACCGAAGAGGCTATACAGATCGCCAATGAGATCAGGCGCATGGCTTCGCAGGTGGAACACCCTATTGGCACAGACAAGGGCGATCAACATTTACTGGCCGCTATCAATAAGTATAACGCGGAAGGGATGAAGTTCGCACGCCTTGAAGACGTGCCCGTGGAGGTGGCGCGTGATTCGCTGGACAGGCGTGAAGTCATCAAAGCTGGTACGGATGTAGGACTGGATGAAGAATTGGCAAGCGAACTGACCGCAGCCGCAGAGGTAGAGGGTACACTGGCAGGATTGGAAGAGGCGATCCCCGCGGGGCCGCCGTTTGTCCCGTTAGAGGATATACCCTACCATGTGGAAGACTGGCGGGCGCGGGTGGATAACCCAGACCTATTGCCCGCGGGCGATGTGCGCTTGATGTTCCGGGATGCAGCCGTGAGGATGTTCAACACCACGGACGAAGAAGCGGAGGCTGTGCTGGCTTTGATGGATGCCCGCGCCAAAGCCTGGGCGGACGCGAATGGCAGGAGTACGGTGGAGTGGTGGAACAGTCATTTCGCTGGTGCAACAGTGGGAGGAATGGAAGGAGTGGAGGGTGCGCTCTACCAGCAGCCAGGTGCCGCTCCCGTCTGGTACTCCCACTTGGAGCGCACAGTCGAAGGCATCCAGCAGCCCAAGATGACCGTCGAGCAACTGCGCGGCATGATCGCCAAGGGCGGGGTGAAGGCTGACGAATTGAAGTGGACGGGCTTCGACGACTGGCTGAAGGGCAAGCAGAGCGTGACGAAACAGGAAGCGCTGGACTTCTTGCAGGGTAACCGGGTGGAAGTGCAGGAGGTGCTACGGCGTTGGGCATGGAACGACGAAGAAGCCCAACGTGTGACCGCCCTTGAAGTGGGCGAGATGCGCGGCTTTTTGGATGCGAACGAGAGAGCCGAACTTGCAGCCCTGAGAGCAAAGCCCAAGTACGCGCAATACACCCTCCCTGGCGGCGAGAACTACCGCGAGCTACTGCTGACGCTGCCGGAAACTTTCGGGCGCACGAAGCAACCAGAGCCAATTACTAAACTACCAGAAGGCTATGAGATTGGTATAGATTCGCATCAGCCGCCAGAACAACAATTCCATATCCTACCGCCTGGACAGATACACGCACGACCATTTGCAGGCAGACACCCAACCGAAGAGGCGGCTATCAATGCGGCGATTGAACAACTAAACTTTGAGCGCACGAGGGAATGGGAAACCGCGCCAACTGCTTACCAATCTTCCCACTGGCAAGAGCCTAACGTCCTGGCACACGTGCGCTTCAATGACCGCGTGGACGCCGAAGGGAAGAAGGTACTCTTCATTGAAGAAGTGCAATCTGACTGGCATCAGGCGGGGAGGGAGAGAGGGTACCAGCTAACGCCTCAGGAAAACAAGCGGCTTGCCTATCTTCTTGCAAATGACGAGAAGCTAGGTCCCGAGGAATTTGCAGAGCGAAGTGCGCTGATGGATAGACAGGTTACTGGTTTTGTGCCTCCCCAGGCTCCCTTCGCCAAGACCTGGCCGGAGCTGACCATGAAGCGCATGCTCAGGTGGGCAGCCGAGAACGGCTATGACCGTGTAGCCTGGACGACTGGCGCGCAGCAGGCAGACAGATACGACCTCGCCAAACAGGTGGATTACATCTCTTCTTACCGCAACCCGGATGGAACCTACAACATTGCTGCCATCAAGGGCGGGAGTGACCTGCTTGGAGAAAGCGGGCGCAACGTCAGCCCCAGGCAGATGGCGGATACTATCGGTAAGGAGCTGGCGGATAAGATCGTAGCCAGCACAGAGACAGCCAACGAATGGCGCGGGGCTGACTTGAAGGTCGGCGGGGCAGGCATGCGCGCCTTCTACGACGACATGCTGCCGAGTGCCATGAATAAATACGGGAAGAAGTGGGGGGCGAGGGTGGGGGAGACGACGCTTATTATGCCAGAGTACGGTAAGGCTGTATCATTGGCTGAAGCCCAGGCTATCGCCCATGTTCCTGAACGGTTATCCGTTCATTCCCTCGACATCACCCCGGCCATGCGCCAATCAGTGCTCGAAGGGCAGCCGCTTTTCCAGGGTCCAAAGGGCGCTATCTCCTTCCTGGACGACGGGCGCGCCATCCTGCACGCTATGGAAAGCCCAGATGTAAGCACGATGGCGCATGAGGTGGGGCATATCTTCCGCCGCGACCTGGAAGGCGACGACTTACGCATCGCCGAGGAATGGGCGGGCGTGAAGGACGGCAACTGGAAGACCAAGCACGAAGAGAAGTTCGCACGCGGCTTCGAGCGTTACTTGGCAGATGGCATCGCGCCCACTGAAGGACTTAGGGCAATCTTCGAGAAGTTCAAAACGTGGCTGACCAAGATATACCGCGGGATACTGGGGTCAGAAATCGACGTTGAGATCAGTCCCGAGATGCGTGGCGTGTTCGATAGATTGCTTGGAGCAGAACCCAGGCCATCCCTACGCCCCTACGAAGGTCTGAATCCCGGCACGCCCGAATGGATGCAGGTATGGCGGATGCACCCCGAGCTACAGGATGAGATGCTGCTATACCAGAGATTGCAAGCGCCGTCTTCGCCTGCTCTATTCCAGGATGCTCCCGAGCCTGTGCGCCTGCCCCTGGGCGAGATCGACGCCATGAACCCCAACCCTCCCGTGCGCAAGATGCTGGAGGACGGCTTCAGGCAGAACGTGTGGCCAGTGATGGAGAACATCCGCTCCAGGATGACCGGGCCTGGCGGGCGCGTGGCGGCTGGGCTGAGAGACGCTCAACTAGACCCGAACGCCATGAAAGCCCTGCAAGTCTACCTCACCAAAGTCTGGGGGCAGATGAGCGACGTGAACCTGGCCTCCATCCGCTGGGCCGAGCACAAGCGAGACGCGAGCCTGCTCAATTACTCACGGCGCATCGGCTTCGATAACGTTCTGAACACCATGCTGCCCTACTCCTTCTGGTACACGCGCTACGGCCTGGGCTGGGCGCTAAGAGCTTTAGAGCGCCCGGCCTGGCTGGCGAACTACGCCCGCTTGCGGCACATGCAGGATAGCGTCACGGCGCAGCCCGGCTTCCCTTCCAGGCTCAGGCGCAAGATGCGGGTGGCGACGCCCTTCCTGCCCTCTTTTATGGGCGACATCTACTTCGACCCGCTGCACCAGCTCTTCGCATTCGAGCAGATCGCCCAGCCTTACGACCGCTATGTCAACACCATCGAGCAGGAAGACCGGCGCATTGTCTACGAATTGCAATCCATGCTCCAGGATGGGCAGATTTCAGAGACTGAATATAGGCAGGCTGCCACGACAAAGAGCGGGCCGATCTGGGAGCGCGCCCTGGCTCAATTCAAGCTGGAGAACGAAGGCGAGCTGTCTAATCCCCTCGACTTCATCACCCTGCTGACCGGGCCGAGTCTGCCGCTCTCCATCGCGGGCAATTACTTGAAGGGCACACCCGAGAAGATCAACCAGTTGCCCATCACGCGCATGGTGCAGGCGGCCACATCCTTGTTTACCCCAGGCGGGGTGAACATCGAAGCCCCGTTCCGCCGCATGGCAGGCTTACCGGAGCGCGGCGAGCTGGGTAACTTCTACATTGACCGCGAGCTATCCAACATGGCCGGCGAAGATCCCGAGATGGTGGACGAATTGAACCGCGCTATGGTGGAGCGGTCAGGGCCGTTGTACCAGGAAGCCGTGCGCCGCGTGGGCTTGCAACAGGCGGTGCGCACCCTGGGCGCGGCCCTGTGGCTGGATTTCTTCCCAGAGGGCGAGGAGGAACAGCGGGATAACCAACTGGCCTTCTCGGCAGCGGTGGACAGCCAGGACCCCGAAGCGGTGGCGAAGTTCTTCGAAGACCATCCCGAATACCAGGCGCGCCTCTTGATGGGCAAATGGAACGACCCCGAGCAGAGGATGCGCAACTTCCTGATCAGCCAGGTGTGGCAGGGCTACCGCGGACTGCCCGAGCTGCACCAGAAGCAGGTCACCGAATACCTGGGCGAGCCTTTCCAGGAAGCGTTTCTCAATAAGGCAACGAGGAGTTATGACGCAATCGATACAGGTACGCTGGCAACCTGGGCAAACGCTGTCAAAGGCTATGTCCCAAAAGAAGCTGGCGCAACCTCGCCTGGGTTGCCCTCTAACCTGGCTGACGCCAGGTCAGACAGGCAGGCAAGACAGGTTTCGGCTTACGCTCCTGGCCTAGAGATGGCAGGTCCGGAAGCGACGCAATCCTACCAGGACTACACCACACAGAGAGAGAACCTTTTCGGCTCGGAAATCTTCGACGTGCAAAGCCAATTCTACAATATGCCCGAAGGCGAAGTACGCGACCAATGGCTCGGCGAACACCCGGAGCTAGAGCTGTATTGGGGCTGGCGGGATCGCTACCTGGCCGACCACCCCGAGATCATCCCCTACGCCACGAGCGAAGAGAGCCAAGTGAGCGGGGCCTCGCCGGAAATCCAGCAGCTTTATTATGAGTACCGGGCGCAGAGGTCGGAGCTTTTTGGCGCGGAGATATTTGACCTGCAAGATCAATACTTCGACCTGCCGCAGAGATCGGCCAGGCGCAAGCGCTTCTTGAAGAAGCACCCAGAGCTGACCGATTATTGGGATTGGCAACGTTCGGTGCTGGCTAACTTCCCGCAGCTCATCCCTTACGTCAAGAGCATGGAGAGTATCGCCCAGGCTGTGCTGGGCAAGGACTACCAGGCGAAGTACGGCGTCCCGGCCAACTGGGACGAATTCGACCCAGCGCTGATCAGGCAACTCATGGGTTACACACTGGTGGGCGAAGACTTGGGGGCAGGGGCGATCAGGGAGCTGTATCGCATCTGGGAGAAGCGCGGCAGGGAGGGAGACGACTTCGACAAATGGCTGGAGGGCGTGGCGGCGAGCATACGCTGATTGACTTTTTGATTATTCGTTGATAAAATATCATCTAACCTGGCTAACGCCCCTCGCCTGCGGCAAGGCAGGAAGTTAGACAGGTAGTAAGCCGACAGAAACGTGTGACACGCGGGCTGACCATAATGGTCGGCCCGCTTTCGTTATTACACGGAGACCTTTATGACAGACCAGACTACAACCCCTAAGCCACCTGTCTTGCCTGGGGCCTCGCCTGCTTCGCAAGCAAGGCAGGCAACCCAGGCGAGGGAAGATCAAGCCACCGCGTCACCGGGACAAGGCGCGGTCCAGCCAGCTCCTCAGGTGCAAGGCCAGCAGGTAGTCCTCTCTCGTAGCGAGCTTGACGCACTCCTGAAGCAGACAGAAGACCGCGCTTTCAGCCGTGCACAAGGTCTCTACGAAAAAGGCCGCAGCAACTTCGAGCAGAAAGTGCAGGCAGACCTCGCTGCCCTCAAGCAATCCGTCGATCTGGCCAAAGCCTCGGGCGTGACCTTCACCCCAGAACAGGAACAGGCCATGAAGACCCAGGCGATTGCTCGGGCTTATGAGAACGCGCCCCAGGGAACTCAGCCCGGCCAGGTTGCCCAACCCCCGGTAGAGTATCCCGAAGAAGTTGACCCTGTGACGGCCCAAGCCTGGGACATGATGGAGGAGTTCGGCGTGATCATCGATGAGCATGACCCAGAGTTCAGCCTCTTGGATCAGTCTGATGACCCGATCGCCTTCCTGGCCTCCATCAAGCCGGCTTGCCAGGCCAAAGCCAAGCGCCTGGCAGGCGGCGAGACCCAGGCCCCACCCCCGCACACGCCCACCAACGTGGGAGGCGGCGGGACTATTGCCAACGATTGGCAAGGCAAACTACACGACCCGGACGAGATATGGAAAGGGATGCAAAACTCCTCCTAGCTCGTGACCGGGCCGGGAGGATCGTAACGTGACTTTTACCTTAGCGCAGTTGGCCCAACTGGAAAAGGGGCCAACCTTCAAGGGCTATGTCATCACCAACCTGCTGCGCATGAACCCGCTCATGCAGGTGCTGCCCTTCGAGAACGTGAGCACGCTCAGGACGGTAGCCATACGCTGGCGCACGCTGCCAACCGTGGCCTTCCGCCAGATCGGGGCGGGCTATACGGCCAACGAAGGACAGTTCGAGCAGGTTTGGGAATCGGTGTACGGATTCGGTAGGAAAATCGCTGCCGAACTAAAATCCTGCGGTATGCCGGGAGGTCCGAGTATATCTAGCTACCAGAGATTACAGGCATTAGCTGCCTGATAATTGGCTCGTAGATAATACGATGCCACCGTTCTTTAACATTGCAACTACTGCATAGGGTAATCAGGTTAGACAGGTCATTATTCTCGCGATCATGGTCAATGTGGTGTACAACAAGTTTCTTTGTTGAACCGCAAAGACGACAAGCGAAGTGATCTCGTTGCTTGATCTTTCTGCTAAATTCCTTCCATCCGACAGGAGGATGGTAGAGATTATCAAGCGAACGACCATCAACGTAGCCAGACCGCTCGTCTGGTGAATATAGATACATCAGACCTTTGGCTTGGCACTCGGGAGAACAGTAAGGATATGATTGTTTAGCTGTTGTCCTTCGCCGTTCGTTTTGAATGATCTGCCCTCTGCGCTTGATGTAAACCTTTTTGCACCAGGCACAGATAAGTGTCACTTGTGCCCCTTTCGGTTCTCTTCGTCCAACAGACCTGCACTCCTTAGAGCAGAAATGTTTCTCGAAGCGTAAGAGATAGCGCCATATCTGGAATGGTTTATCGCAGGTTGAGCAATTCACAGTTACTTTCCCCCCGTTTGGCTCAAACCTTTTTCCGTAAACTTTTCCAGAACTGTGAGCATATCGCATGGCGCAAGACGGAGAACAGAACTTGATCTGTCTTTTACCCGATAGCTCTTTATGGCAGTACAAACAATGTTTCACAGCGGCCTCGGTAAAAATGCTAGATCGCGGAAAATCGGCAGGCAATCCCCGAAAGGGGCGAGTCCTCAGAGATCAAGAGCAGGAGACCGAAAGGTCAAGATATGATCCGATCCTTATGGCGACATAGGGAGGCTGGCAGAAATGACCAGCCCAAGTGCAACAAGTATAACATACTTTCGCACTTAGCAACAATAATAGGCGATATGCAGTTCGACCGGGTATTCGACTACATCTCCGGCAACACCGTCAAAGACCCCAAGCGGGAAGCGACCGACCAGAAGCTAAAAGCCATGGCGATCGCCTTCAACAACTACTTATGGAATGGCGACCACGCCACCGACCCGGACGGCGTGGAGGGCATCGTCAAGCGCCTGACCACTTACCCGGCGCGGCAATCCATCCGCTTCGCCGGCACCGGCGCCGCGGCAGCCCTAGACCCAACCGCCTCCGTCGCCAATGGTAATCTCTTCTGGACGCACCTGGAAGAGATGTACCAGTACTGTAACGATGGCGGCGCTGATATGTGGCTGATGCGCCTGGACACCTGGCTGGGCGTGGGGCGGGTGATCCGCTTCATCCAGGCCAGCGGAGGCAACTGGATCGGCGCGCAGAAGGACATCTTCGGGAAGAAAGACATCCCGACCCTATTCGGCGCCCCAGTCTACGACCCCGGCCTCCTGAACGACCAGACCACCGAAGTCATCGCCGCCGAGGCGGACGACGCAGCCACGGCAGCCAACGCTGTGCGCCTGTCGGCTATCTCCTTCGACTCGATGCAGGGCTTCACCGGCATCCAGTTGAACGAGATGACCCCCTACGACCCGCTCTCGGGCGGGGAGATGGAATCAATCCCGTCCAAGCTCGCCCGCATCGACTGGTGGATCGGCTTTACCGGCTTCGGCTCATACGGCTTGACCCAGGGCTTGAACCTCGAGCCGCCCGCCAACTGGACGGCATAGGGAGAGTGTGAAATGACCGCAAGGGACACCAATATCGATCTTTCCCCCTTTGCCTCCGACCTGCCCTTGATCGTCACCAACGTGATGAGCGAGCATACGCTGGACATCGAAGGCACGCCGCTGGAAGGGCTGGCTGTGCGCCTGAACATCGGTTATACGCTGACCAACACGTCGCTGATAACCGGGACGCTGAACGTGATCGTTCACGCGGCATCATCCACTCCGGTGGCGTCTTCCGACCCGATCGTGGGACAACTGGATGATCCGATCATCCTGTCGTCCCTGGTGGCCGGCACGACTGTGGAAGAGATTATCCCCTTCACCACGGCCTACCGCTACGTGCGCGCCGAGTTCGCCATCGCCGGACTGGCTGCCTCAGACAGCCCGGCAATCAGCGCAGTCGAGGCCTTCGTGATCGAAAACGTGGGCTTGAACTGGAGCAGGGCTATCAGCTTCCACTAAAAGCTGTCTGTGTGGGGTCTGGCGCCTGAGCGGCGCCAGGCCTCCAATATTCTCACTAAATATGAAGACCGTTGCGATCGCCGGATTCTCGACCATCACCCTGCCTGCCATAAAAAACACCCAGGCTGACGAAATCTGGACACTCAATCACGCCTTCGCCATGGACTTCGCTTTCCCGCGCTTCGATCGCGTCTTCGAGCTGCATAAGTACGGCTGGTTCTTGCGCAAAGGGCAATATACCCTGACGCGTTACCGCAACTGGCTGAGACGGCAGCACCCCTTCCCCATCTACATGCAGAAGGTCTACAAGAGCTTCCCTGCCAGCGTGCGCTACCCGATAGAGGAGGTCAACCAGCTCATCTTCGGGCGTCTTTTGCGGGGCGAGGAGCGCAATCTGTATTACACGTCTACGATGTCTTACATGCTGGCCCTGGCGATCTACGAGGGGGTGAGCAAGATAGAGCTATATGGAGTGGATTTAGTCAACGATACGGAATATCAGTATCAAAAGCCAGCCGTGGAGCTGATGATCGGCGTGGCCCTGGGGCGCGGCATAGAGGTCGTGCTTCAGCCCAACTCGATGCTTTGCCAGGCGCAACTGTACGCCTATGACCGGGTGCCAGCAGCCGAGAGGAGCCGCGCCGAGGAGCTTATCGGCCTGTATGATAAGGAGCGCGCCCGCTACAAAGCCGAGGCAGAACAGCAGGCAGCCCTTTATAACCGGTTTCTCGTCAAAGACCCAGCCGCCTACTTGCAAGCCTCTGCCTTTTCTTCTATGTACACCGGCGCGGCCAACGTCTTGCGCCGCCTGCTCGAAGGGGATGGATACTTCTTGGGCCGCCAGAATTTGGAAAATGAGCGCCGCAAATACCACGAGCAGGAAGAGCAATGGCTGGCCCTGACCAACCAGAAACACGCCGCCTACAAGAC